TATATGATAGAATCTTGATTGCCTTTTCAGGAATATCCATTGAGAAGGTCGCCTTGGTTAATGTACGAGTGTCAGCAAAATACTTCCATTGTCCAAACACCAACTCCATGAATTCCTTTTTATCTTGTTCAGCGTAAGCAACTTTGTTCTTACCATCTTCAGTTAAGTAAGGTTCACCCTTCCATTGTGGTTCACCCTTAACTTTTTTAATATGAACTTTCTTATAAGCCAAGATTACACACTCTTTTGGATTGTAGATGTAAGGAGCCGATGGGCTCATCCAAGAACCCCATGCGGTTGTCTTACTTCTATGTGGTGAGTCTTCTTCAAGGTCCACAATACCGTAGAACTTAAACCCAACTTTCTTCATCACCTGATATATTTCTGATGCGAAGAATACTCTACCACCTCGTGCTTGTACATTCACTTCGTATGGGATGTTAATTGCTATTCTCCCATCGTCTTTAAGTAAACGATAAGCCTTTGTTAACCATTTTTCAGACCACTCCCAATATTCATCCATAACAATCTCATCATTATGTGTATCATATTTGATACCCACATTATATGGTGGTGACGTTACAACTAAATCAACCCATCCTTCGGGCATTTCACTCATCACATCAATGGTGTCACCATTGATTACCTTATTAATATAATTCTCAATCATTCTGTAATTTTTCTATCTTTTTTTCAATATACCATATAGCCTTCTTCAGGTCCTGAACTACGTTGTCTTTCTTACCAGCACGTGATAAGTATTTAACCGCATTACCCAAATAAAAATCTTTATCTAAATCCCAAGCATCAATCACTTTTATAGCTTCATAAACATTATCTTTTCCGCCATAATGGTTTGGGTGATTAACCATTTCTTTTTGTTCTGACATAATAATCTTTTCCGTATTTACTTTCTTCAATTAATCCTTTTTCAACAAGTTGGTCAATTCTTTTTCTTGTTTCATCAATACCAACTCTAAAGATACTATCACAAATGTAAGTAATATGAAGTGGTTTTTCAAGGTTTCTTAACAGAAGTTCATACGGGTCTATATTGTTTCTCATATTCTTTAAATTTAATTTCAATTTCTTTGGATGAAAATAATATAGCATCAGCATTAAGATAATACTTAATATTTTCGGGATTCATTTCTATTTCTTGTATTTGTAATTCTCCTACAATCTTTTTGTTGAAACCCATATTACAAAAGTATTAATTTTTTTTTAGATTAACAATTGTTTTTTTCTGAACTATGTAACTTAATACCTTTCTTTTAAAGATTGGTAGGAGTGTATTCTCAAATGGTAAGTCGTTGGACGACATTAATTCAAAGATAGGTAAACTTATATCTTGGGTTAATTCATTTAATATTGTTTTGATAACCTTTTTACTTTCACCATCAAATATCAACTGAACCGCAAATTTACTGTCGTGTTTAACCGTGTTAACATCACCAGTCACATACTTCCAAATCCTTTTGTTGTTCCCCTTAAGTGTAAAGAAGTATCCTGTTTCTAAACTTTGATTTTTATTCTCGTTGGTATGTTTGATTGAAACCGAGTCGTATGTTAATGTCCAAAGAGCTTTGATGACATTGAAGTATTCAAAGAACTTCGGTCCAGCATATTTTAAAATCTTATTTAGTTCCTCCAACTCATCATCACCTAACTTCGGGATTGGTGTGAATTTAAGTTCGTTGATTAGTATTTCATCGTCAATCACTTCAAATTTTTTGTTAACGATGATGTATTTGAACTCTGAAGATATTGTTTGTAGATTTGCTAAGTGTAACGACATTTCACTGAATAACGGATACAACTCAAACTTTTCAATCTTATCGTCACAGAAATTTAAGAAGTCCATCAACATATAATACTTATGTTCGTAGTCAACTGGTTCTGTTAACAACCAGTCTGTTGATAACTTAAAATGATTATCTTTTTTTGATTTTCTTCTTTTTGGTTTTGTTTCCATTTTACCCTTCTGTTTGTAAAATGTAATACTCTTCATCATTAAATTCAATAGTATCGTAATCACCATCGTAAGAGTTCAGTGTGTGACCAATACCGTCAGTTTCAACTAACCCTTCTTTGAAACCTCTTATATCTATATAATTTTCAATATTCAAACCGTAGTTTTCAATTACCGTCACAGGGTCATCAACCAAATCATTAATTAAATCTTCAACCTTTTCCTCAATTAAATTTTCAGGAACAGTTTTATCACTATCTCTTAACTCATCAAGTTCTTCATTTAATTCATCCTCTTTTTCTTGGTCTATTTCAGAATCTTCCAAAAACGATTCAATTTCATCTATTCTCGTTTGAACTGCTGGGTCTGAATATTCAAAATCTTCCTCATCAAAAAAGTCTTCAAGGTTTTCTCTAACATTATTTTCTTCATCGTCTCTAAAAGTTTCCTTAAGTTCTTCAATATCAATATAATCTTCAACAAAACTTTGATTAAAACCTTTTATTCCGATATCATCAATCAATTCATCAATTCTTTCATATGCAGACATATGGGTTTTATAATTGTCACCAACCGCCCATTTTTCTTTTGATTCGTCTAAGTCTTCGGTTAACACATAAAAAATCCTCATACTATAATATTTGTGATAATAAACCAAATTATATACATCAATTCTTTTTTCAAGTTCTTCAATTTCTTCTTCAATAGCTTCTAAATCCATCAGATTTTCGTTATCTTCCGTTTCTATTTCAATTTCTTCCATTCTTTCCTTTGCAGTATAAAGTTCCTGTAACCTCGCATCATGATTAGGTTCTTTAGCCTCATAATCACCAGAAGATGAAGTCAGATATTCAAATAAAACATTTGCTAAAATTGCAATCTCACTTGTTGCAGTTTCTAAATTCCATTCATCCTCTTGTCGTAAATCATTTTGTTTTTCAAGTTCAATCTGTCTTTGTTTTTTGATTTGAATTTGTTCATACGGTGTACCATATGTTGAAATAGATTTGGTTTGAATACCCTCAATAGAATTAATTTTGGTATATGTTAGGTCTAAACTACCATTAACTGTGATATTTGTGATGTTATTAGCATCCGTACCTCTCAGACTTAAATCACCATCAATAACAATCCTTTTACCTCTGAATTGTTTCATATTTTGAACCAATTTACCGTTATAGTCAGTGAACTTTAATAAATCAATGTACTGCTGAGGCGTTATAACAACACTCTCTTGACCTTCTTCCTCAACCAACATCTGAACAACCTTTTGTATTTGTGATATATCTATATTAACTCTCATGATAAAAATTATATTAATAAATATTAAAATAACTATATTATTTACTATTAAATCACATGTGGTAAATATTTATAATAAAATACCAACAATATGGGATGTGGATGTAAAAAACAAAGTGCGTCACCTGAACAGGTGAAAAAGTTAAGAACTGAGAGTATCAGAACAGCAATTCAAAGTACTATTGATAAGTACTACAACAGAAACAAGAAAAAGTAATAAACCTCTAATAAATTAAAAACGATGAAAAACAACAACGGTGGTGGTTGCGGATGTGGAAAATAATCTTTCCCGCAACATAAGAAAACTAAAAGGGGAATTTTTCCCCTTTTTTTATATTTATAATTATGGAAGTTAAAATGGGTGATACAATTTATATTAAAGGTTTCAAAAATGAAAACCCTGAATTTTATTGCTTGAAACATATGAAGGATTTAATAGGGTTCCCAACAAGAGTTTTTTTAATTAGAAATGGTGAAGTTTATGTCACACATCCAATTTTAGATTTAGTTCCATTCTCAGAAGATTGTGTTGATTATGAGGTAATAGAAGATATTGATTTAGGTTATCACGGAGACCTGAAAAAAAATCAACAACTTGTTAAACAAATGGGTATGAAAAAAATTCCACAAAAACATATTAAAAAAATTTTTAAAAACTTAAACGAAGAAGAAGAAAAACCCGCACTAACAGGTTTTCAAAATAAATTAGTTAAACTTATTACTCTATTCCAAAACGGAGATGTCTCTGAAGAAGATATTGAAAACGCTATGGGTAGTTTTGATAAATTTTTTGAGTTAATAATTAAATATAATTTATCACATTACATTGACCCTTTTAATAATGACTGGTCTGATTATCAAAATAAAATAATTTATCAATTCATACAAAAAGACCCAAATTACATCTATAAGATAATGGAAATGGAATTTTCAGATATAACTGAAATTGATGGTAAATATTATGTTGATTTACAAGATTCTGGTGAACTGGCACAATTCTTTAGTAGTGGTAGAAACGATATTAGTGAAGATAGAATTGCCGAAATATTAAATGGAGATTATGATGGTAATTTTTATGATGATGTAACCAATGATGAGTTCAAAGATGTTTATGAAGAACTAGAACCAAAATACCAAGAAGAAATTAGAGGATACATCAAAGAAGAGTTACTTAAAATTGGTACTCTGTCTATCGGTAATAAAGCTCCTGAATTAATAGAAGATTTAGCAAAAGAACAAGGTGATGAATCAAATTTAAAATTAAATGAAGAAATAATTACTCAACTTTTACAAGATAATGATTGTGTTGAATACTTCATAATGAACTCAG